TAGCGGTCAAGCAATGCCCACCAGACGCGAAATGGGTTTTTACCAATACCAACGACTTACGCAACTTGCCAACATATGACGTTCAAGAATCATGCCAACTCAAAAACTTTCTTCCCTTATGGCTACGTACGCATATGCGCATACATGCATATTGTTTCGGATGCGTCCGGACCGAACCGGAGTCAATGGCGAGCCGGAGTCAAACCATGCCTCGTCGCCCACCACTTCCCCGCCTTGCTCTTTGACTACTCAAAATAGCCTATTTGACTACTCAAAATGGCCCGTTTGAGTTGCCAAACTCCCGCGCGCTTGCCCCTTGCCCCTTCCCCCATTGCCCGCCCTCTCCCATAGGGGGAACGCCCCACCTGGACCCCACCACCCACCACCCCCCCCACCAGGGACACGACGCCTACGCGTCTAAAGACCCTGTATGGCACAACGGCCACATAAAACTTTTTTTACGGCCCCATAAAACTTTTTTTATTGGCTATGGGCCTACCCCTTTTTCCTTATGGGCCTATAATTTTTTTGTTTTTGTGCTTGCAATATATGATGAGTATATGAATGGTGCTTGCAATGAGTGCTCAAATTGATGGAATTAAGCTTGCAAAGAAACGCGGACCTAAGCCCGCTGCTGTGAAGAGTGTGGTATATTATCGGCGGGTATTACCTTGTGTGGTTAGTGAGTTAGATGAGTATTTAAAAGGTAAGTTAGGGGCGGCGCGAACTGTGGTGCCATTGGGGCATAAGGTGCCTGCGGTTGTGGAGACTGTGGTTGATGGGCCTTCGGTTGTGTTGGTTGAGGATGTTGAGATCAGGAAGCAGCTTGCTGATATGACAGCTAGCTACTTAGGGGAGTGTGAGAAGGTGGCCGCGATGGGGTTGAGGTTGGATGCGATGAATAAGGATATGGATGATTGTTTGGCTATGACTGACGACGATAAGGTTAGGTATTGGCGCGGGCGTGCTTTGGTTGCGGAATCCGCTATTAAAGCGCGGGGCGGAGAGTTTGACCAAACCCAAGGTTAAATTGATTGCCTTTACGCACCAACGCACCCCCCCCCATCCCCTATCCCATCGGGAGTGGTTTATTTTTTTTATTTCGTTGACGGCATTATTACCGAATGAAACGAATGGTTCTTGTTAGGGATTTAGTAGATTGTTAAAAAAATACATTAATCATTATGAGCATTAAATATCGAGGTATGGTGTTTGCGGGGTACAATACCCCTAAGAGGACTCCGGGCGCAACGAAGAAGTCTGCGGTGCTTGCCAAGGTTGGTGATACGGTTAGGCTGGTTCGTTTTGGAGACCCCTCCATGTCGATCAAGAAAGACCAGCCTGCACGCAAATCGTCGTACTGCGCTCGCAGCGGCGGGATCGTGGGTGGTGAAGGCAAGCTTTCAGCCAACTACTGGTCGCGCAGGGCTTGGGACTGCTAAACATCAACCGGGCTTGGGTTCCTTGCGGTTCCTTGCCCTTAAATCAGAAAGCCCTACACTTATCAGGTGTAGGGCTTTTTATGTGCCAAGGATTGCCTAGGATGGATTGCTAGGGATAGTCGTGAATGGTTATGTCGGGAGATTTTTTGCTCTTACCAAAGGATGCGCAAGCTGACTTGGCTGCTTCGAGGGTATTATAGGGTCCACCAAACCAACCGTCCAACCACTCGGTTTTGTGCTTGCTCTCGACATAAAAGAGCGAGTTTCCCGACTCCCAAGTTTTCTGCACAATTCTAAGCGTCATGTCTGGGTATCCAAGGGGTACTTGTGAATGATTGCCTTGGGTCTATCTTCCACCTTGATCTTGGAGGAGATTAATAGTTCGATCTCCCGGCAAGCTTGCTTGTGCGACATGAAGCTGATCGGCTCTCCCTCATCGCGATAAAGCGGCAACCAACGAAACCAATTATACCGTTGCGGATAGAATAAGCGGTCGGATTCGACAACTCGGTATTTATTAACTTTTATTGTGATTTTCATTTTATTTTTATTTTGTGTTTTTTCATAAGCCCATACGCTACCTCGGTTAAGTAACCTTGTAAATAAGCGAATGGTTCGTGATTGTCTTTCGAGAAAATAACCTCGCAACGTTCCGCCATCCTCATCGTCGCATGAAAGATTTCGTGAGATATGGTGTTATGGCATAAGTCTTTATACTGGAAGAATATTGAGAAGCACGCGCCGCGATAGCAATGGAGCGCGCAATACTCTCCGTCTACATCCTGCTCCCCTAGGTACTTGATCCTAAATGGCTTGGTTACCGATTTGCCTATATCGCGACTAATAACAACCTCAAAGAAACTGGCGTATATTGGTACATATACCCTGACCGATTTCTCGTTATTCCCCATGACCTTCATTTCTTGTCGCGTGTCGTATAAATAGCCACAACAATCCCTGTAAATTCCTCGACTCCCATTGTTTGCCCTTTTCCTTCGTAGTGTTTATTGGATTGACCATCCATAATCCAAGAATCTCCAAGTTTTTCCGCAACCCAATGAGCCACCGGCGGAGAGTCCTTTGGACGCCAACTCGCTTGATAGGTAGCAATCATCCCCACGGAAACATCGGCATAGGGAATTGACTTTACGACAATATAGTCTCCACCCGTAATAAATGGCTCCATTGATCCTGTTTGGGCTACAAGGTAAACCTTTCCATCAATTTCCTTGGCTTGGAGACTTGACGCCATCAATGCTTGGGTTGGTGTATTACCCCAGTAAGTTGCAACCTCCTGACGTTTTGGCGTGCAGCCAAAAACCAAAAGAGCAATCGACGCAATCGCAAGGCCAGCCACGATCAGCTTAATCGTGGTCTTGGCGCAACAAGTGCGGTTAACTTCTGCGGGTGTTTTCTCGTTTTTCATAGTGTGATATATACTGGGTCGTGAACCATTGCGTACTCTTCATTTAGAAGGCTTGCATTGACTGAAATAGTTCCATTTTTCTCAAGAATTCCATATCCGGTATGGATATGTCCAAAGCAATGGACTTTTGGTTTGATTCTGTCAATAGCCTTCGCTAGCTCCTCGCAACCAAGATTTTCTCCCCTGCGACCCTCGCATGTATCGAGCACGCCGAATGCAGGTCCGTGCGTTACGAGAATATCGGTGTCGCGCTGAATGCGGTCCCAATGCTTCTTGATATCCGCGCCGCGCTTGCGATTAAATGCCCAATTTAGAAACTCTGGCTGAACAGGAGACCCGTAGACCCTAATGCCATCAAATCGCGCCCAATCGTCCTCTAGGTAGGTCACGGAAGGCGCGTACTTCTTGATCAACCGACGTGCAGCTTTGGGCGCGTGTTCAAATACCCAGTCGTGATTACCCGCCACAAAACACTTGTGCTTAGCTGGTTGCGACTCAAACCATACAAGGAACTCCTTTAATGATTCAGAACCACCGTCATAGGTCACGTCCCCTGCATGGATAAGGATGTCGCATTCCTTGAGGGTTCCAATCTTGGCGTGCCGACCGTGGGTATCCGAAATGCAGGTAATGCGTTGAGCTGTTTCTGTTGACATAAAATAAGACTTATTTTTAACGATAGTTTATTACGAATTGATCGAGAGATTCTAAGCTCTCGCTCCCAATCCGCATCTGTGATTGTGGAAAACATTAAAACATAGACTCCTGAATCGGGGCAATCTCTACGGATTTCCGCATAGTTGGGTTGCTGCACCTCGGAAGATCAAACTTTGAATCAACAACATTCTCTCCCGTTTTGTGATAGGCGCAAGATCCGTAGATCATAGACAGCGACAAAATCCCATAGGACGACGGCTTGATGTTTCGCTCTATCTGCATCGAGTTATGGAATTGGTTTAACGCTTGGACTGGACCCGATGCTTGAAGATCGTCGGTTTGGTTTAGGTCGGGTAACGAATCCAAGGAATACTTTATCCTGAACCTTTTCATTTAGATTACTTTCTGCGAAGTTTTATCGTTGCTTGTCGTTGCCTTGTCGGAATCGGCAGATGGTACTGATAAATTAACCAATTTCGCCGCTTCAGCGAATCCAACAAGTAATTGCTGGGCCGCCATCTTGGCTGCGAATGGAAGCAAGAGCAAGATCCACGCAACCACTACCGGAACAACAGCAAGCCACGTAAGGAACAGATTATCGAACGACACAAGTTTAACCATGGCCGCAAGCAGCAGGACGTAGGCCGCTAGAGGAGCGGACGCAAATACTGCCGCCGAGATTACGCAAGCAATGACCTTGAGATTATTTTTCATCCGGGCAAGATGACAAGGTAAACTTAAGGTCGTCAACTATTTTTTTGGTAAAAATCTCTTGCATTTGAATCGAATCTGCGGTTTGATCTACCTCGATGAAAATCAAGCCGTCGAATAAAAAGCCTAAACCTCCGCTTTGGTGGCTGTTGCCAAAGCCAATGAAAAAAGTCGGGCGTATCGCCCAGCTCAGCAAACACAATCATCGTAACGCAAAATCACGTCGCCAATTAGCGGCGCAAATTGATCAAGATGAATCCTAAACGGGAAGAGGGAGAAAACTACACGCAGGAACAGGAGGATTGGGTGGCTGGAAGAATGCCATCCCAGTCCAAAAGCGCGTTGAAAGCGAAGCTCGTAAGGAGCTTCATCGCAAAGAACCCAGGAAGCGTAAGTTACGATATTCGTTCAAAGATGGGAGCGGAATACGTTGCATCGCTAGACTGGCTGTTCAAAAGAAACTTAATTCGTTCAGAGGGCGGGCTTAATCGACGATACTTCGTCGTACCATTATGACATTAACACAAACAGCTCCGGGCGTGCCTTGCGGCATCTGCAAGGAAATAATTCCCGATGTCTATGCAAAGACATCTGAACTTATGACCGCTTTGAACTATCCAGATAAATGGGAAACCGAAATGGAGTGCTTGGTATGCAACGACTGCCGTATTCAAGCCCGTGCTGCAAAAGCATGGCTTAAACACGCAGGTCTTCACGAATGCATCAAAGTAGGGAGGAACTGCGAATGAAGGCGCTTACATATGACGACAATAAGCCGCCGCTAGCATTGCTGCCTTCAGCTGGCTTGCGGGAGATAGCCATGGTGCAAGCATACGGTGCTCTTAAATATGGGACCACTCATAATTTCAGGTCAGGAATGGAGGTGAGCAGGAACCTGAGCTGCGCCCTTCGCCATATCTACGAGTATATAGATGGCAACGACTTGGATAATGAGTCTGGGCGACATCACCTAGCTCACGCGGCTTGCCGACTAATGTTCATCCTCCAGAATATCAATGACGATGTTTTAATTGACGACAGGTACAGAAAGATAAATAAGCAAGAAAGTGCTTGACTTTGTGCATTATGTGAATTTTCGTGCGAAGAGTTAAGCGAGCCTTTAAGTTGAGCCAAAATCAACGAACGTCCGATTAGCAAATCCTCGGCACCAGCAAATGGTTAAGGTTCAAGCTGTTTCTGTTCTTTGTTTATGCCTGCTGCGTAACCAATCGTGGGGGCGTTTTTCTTGGCCTATGATGCAAACGAATAGCATACCTCGATTTCATGAGGCTATCCGGGTTAAAGTCCCGGTGGGTCATTCCTTAAAGGTTCCACCCCGGTAACAAGAACCCATTGGGTTCTCTCGCAAGAGTAGCCGGAGTGGTCATTTTTTCCAGGGACTACAGGTAAGGTATCGGGCAAATCTCCAAAATTTCGCCGAGGTGGTTCGATTCCATCAGTCTCTGCCATCTACACCCACGAGCCTCTAGCGACAAGCAATGCTTAATTCGGTAACCTGAATTAACAGGTGATTCCATAGGACGCTATGGCGTAGGGTGCTTCATTCTTGTTTATGGTTACGTCAATCCTAGTAATGGCTTACGTTGTTTTGTGGGTTGCAGTTCTGCCCTCAGAAAGCGGGGCTAAGTAAATAATAAGGGACTAGGCGTAAAAAATCTAGTCCCTTCCAATTTTATTGCAGAGTAGTTGAGCAGCTAAAACACATGACCCATAATCATGAGGCCGTGGGTGCGAATCCCGCCTCTGCATCCAATTTTAGTCCTTTAGTTTAATGTAGGTAAAAACGTGCTCTTTATAAGGGCTTAACGATGGAGCCTCCGCCATCAGGGACTACCATAAACCGGGGATCGCGAGTTAAAATCATCGCCCGGACCACCACTTTCCCTTAGCATAAACGGACAATGCCCTTGTTTCCTAAACAAGCTGCTATCGGGGTTCGACTCCCCGGGGGAGAACCACTTTCATGAACTCCAAAATGGATTACTTTCTAGACATGACAGATAGGGGGCTGATGTTCGACATGGTGGTTACTAAGAATCTAACACCCGACATCTATAGGGTAGCCGCGATGCGCGACTACTCCTATGCCCCACTAACAGCCACAGGATCATATGACGACGAAGAGCTGGAAGTGCGCTTCTGGCCCGTCGAATAACCTTACGGACCCTAAATCCCAACTTAAGAGTAAGTCTGCGTTAGCCCACTTTGGGTAGGTGGGATTTGCGCAGGCGGGGTCCACCTCTTTACCTGCTATCAATTTATCAACCAATGACACAAGATTCATCCAACATAACCCCCCGCAAGTGGCAACCTAAAGAAAGCTGGACAGCCCCCGAGCACAAAAGTGAAGCGAGATCCATGCGCCGTGACTACCCGAGGGACGATTTAGGGAATAAAATTCCGGGTAAAGGAAAAGAGTTGCAAGTTGATAAGCGTCCGACGGTTATGATTCAACCAAGGCCAACCTATACGATTTCTTGAGAAAAGTATTGACAAATAGCGGTTAGTTGTTCTTTGTGGTCCCTGTTGGGGTTGCGGTCTGATAGCCGCGAGAACGAATTTGTATTATGGTTAGTAATCCGGTCCCGTGTCTATCAGCACTCGACCGGATTTTTTATGTCCAAACTAACCGTAGCATCTCACTACTTCCCGAGAACTCACTTAGATAGGTGGAAGCAAAAAATCCACGGCGCGCTTTTTATGGGGCATTGTTGGTAGCCGTGGTAGATATACCTAGATACAAGGTCCGAAAGAGGAGCAACGCAACCACCGACAAGAGCAATAACGGCTGAGAAAAATCCGGGCCTTCTAAGGGGAAACAAAAATGAAAGAATGCCCTAACTGTGTCCAGAACCGAAGAGGAGCGGCGGAGCTGGCAGTTAGCAAAACAAAAATAAAGTTGACAACCTTCGGTAATTCCAATTTCTGATACATCCACAAGCATATGGCACACAAAACACGGAAGCCGATCAAACGAGTCGTAATCTGCTCCGATCTACATATCGGGAGTACTAAGGGACTGCTTGAACCGGGGTTCACGACCTTGGAGGGTAATAAAGTCTCGCTAAATGCCATGCAAGAGTGGCTTTGGCTTTGTTGGAAGAAAGCGAATAGATTTATCGACGAGCAGGTGGGCGATGAGCCCTTCGCGTTTGTCGTCAATGGAGACATCATCGAAGGCATTCATCATGGAACCAAAGAAATCTGGAGCCCGGAAATTGCGGACCAAAGGCGTGCCGCCGTTGAAATCCTCAAGCCTCTTGTTGCTAAAGCCACTGCGTCGTTCATCGTCCGAGGCACGGAATGCCATGTTCAAAACACGGAAAGCGGCATCGGAGAGCAACTTGGATGCGTTAAAGACGAGGAAACGGGACTACATGCATTTGATCGACTTGTGCTAGAGCTAAATAGTGTTCGCCATGTATTTCGCCATCATATCGGAACATCAGTCCGTAGAGGGCTTGCCGGAACTCAACTGTCTGCCAATCTTGCCGAAGAACAAGTGGAAGCCGCAAATAACGGCGAGAAAATCCCGCGAGTCGTCGTCTGTAGCCATCGCCACAAATTCGGTCTTTATCAGGATACCAACGGACTACTCGTCGTTACCCCTCCATTTCAGGGACTGACAAGATTCGGTCATAAGGTAGTTAGTCAAGCACGCACAAACCCAGGAATTGTCATTTTGGATTATTCCGGAAAACAGCTCGGAGAGCTGCCAACCGTGATCGAGAAAACATTCAAAACACCGGAGGCTAAAACAATTGAACTTAGTTAATCTCGATAAACCAATCCCCCGAAAGAGGGGGTATTCCACGCACGATACGATAGGGCTGCTAAGCCGAGAGGAGGTCGTTGGAACCAAGACGATGGCCGCGTTGGAATCTGACTTCCTTGCAGGATTCAACAAATCTAATCCGCAAGGAAGGCCAAAGGGCGGTCTAACCATCGTAGAGATGGCTAAATTGGCCAATGTCGGTCACGCTTCCATCAGGAGATGGCTGGCCAAGCAAAAGGGCTATAAAGCGATTCTAGGCACCAAGCAATACGTCTCCAGAAAACAAGTCGTAACCTACTACGTAAAACAATGAACTACGAAATCGCTTTCTATGTATTGATCGCGTTTGTGATAGGCAGGATTATCCCCCGCAAAATCTATATTGGTAACAACGTAGATAAATACAATGCCGCCGATTTTGGCATTCTCTTAAGGAAATAATCAAGATAAAATGAATTACGTCCGATACGTCGGAATCCCCGGAAACTCGGGTCATCGTTACCTAGCTAAACTTAAAAATGGCAAAGCAATCATTAACCGAGCGCCTGATGTTACCGAAGGCGACGATAGTAGAGATGGATGGCGCTTCAGTAACCGTGCCGTTCGACAAGAACGAGAACGCAACCGCAAACAAGATAGTCGTCGCTCAGCTAAGGCAAGCACTACAGTTTGCTATTAAATCCTATCGGGATGGAGAGACGGTCATGAGCCCCAAAGAGCTTAATGACTTAGCTATGGCCGTAAAGAACATGACATCTAGCTCAAAAGAGATCTACGATACCGCGGAGCCAATCCAAACCTCAAAGATAGTTGTTAATGCGGATATAGACGTTGAGGACATTAGCTTTGACTCAATTAAGAAAACTGAATGACCATAGATGAGTTAAAGGTTATTCATGCGCTCCTTATTTCGGATCGCTGGATTGAAGCAGCCGAGCTTGCGCTAAAAAGCATCGGAAACAACAGGTCCGTTCCTACGAAATCGGAGGCCGTTGGGGTTATGAGGAAACTTTTTCAAGCAACCCTAGACGCAGAAGATTATCTTTCCGCCGCCACATTGCAGTGGGGACCAGACTTATTTAACACCGAGCCCGAGTCGGTTAAGCGTGTATTTATTGCGTTGAGGGAGGGATCTACAATCCTGCTCGTCGGAGCAAGTTCGATGTCAAAAACTTATTCAGCAGGGGCGTTCATGCTATTAGATTACCTGCGTGACCCACTTTACACTACCGTAAAACTTGCCGCAATTAACGAGGATCATCTCAGGAAGAACCTTTTTGCGCATGTTGCAACTCTTTACCGGAACTGCATTATCCCGTCAAAATATGATATTCAAGTACGCGACTCTGATTTATGGATGGGGGTTAAGGATGCCGGTTATGAGTTTGGTATATCCGGAATTGCGTTCAAGCAATCACAAGAGACATCCGGACAATTCAAGGGATACAAGGCCAAGCCAGTACGCACAAGTCGTCATCCTAAATTTGGGGTAATGTCCCGCCTTCGCGTTCTGGGAGATGAGGGTCAAAACTGGCCCGGCGGTCCATTTAAGGACTTTAATTCTCTAGTTGCATCAAAGACCGGATCTGAGCTAATTAAGATAGTCGTAGCCTTTAATCCTGAATCCACATCTCAGCTGGTTGTTCAGATGGCAGAGCCTGAACAGGGTTGGCTTGCGGATGAGATGGATACATTATACGATTGGACGAGCAAAGCGGATTGGCGCGTGTGCCGATTGGACGCAGCAAAATCGGAAAATGTAATCCAAAAAAAGAAAGTTTACGAGGGACTACAAACCTACGAGGGGTTCATGTCTTACCTGAAGGCGGGTGGAGACTCATCGGCCAATTACAGTTGTTTCGCGAGAGGGTGGCCACCCATGAAGGGGTCCATAAATACCCTTATTCCACCCGCTTGGCCCAACGAGGCTCGCGGAGAATGCACGTTCATCGACAACCCGATAGTTCTGGCTTCAGTTGACTTAGCTTTCATGGGCAAGGACTCGGCCCAGATGGCAGTTGCTAGATGGGGAAGGGCGTCGGGATGGCGCGACCACACCGGGAAATTTACGGTATTTAAGGATCGCCTTAACGTCGCCCAAGATAAGCCTAGGTACGTATTGCAGATAGATCAAATTCTGCCAATGAACAAACACGACGACACAACCAAGATGTCGGAGGAAATTATGGCAAGAGCTAAGATGTTGAGTATCAAGCCGGAAAATCTAATTATCGACCGTACATCTATCGGACTAGGCGTACATTCCCATTTGAATAAGGTGTGGGGTGCGAGCCGAGGTGTTTCTTGGAATGAAAAAGCGACATCAAAGAGGATTGTTAGTGAAGACCTTGACGGTGCAGATGCCCAATGCGATGGAGTGATGTCTGAGATGTGGTGGACATTTAGGCGATGGCTGGACCCACGTTGCTGCGCTATCCTAATAAACCCGATTATCCCAACCAGTCCCATCAACACCGAGCTTACCTCCCGGCGATACGGAACATCTAAGGGCGGAAAAATCAAGGTTGAAGCCAAGGATCAATACAAGGCAAGGAACGGCGGAGCTTCTCCAGACGCGGCGGATGCGTGCATTATGCTTACGCTACTCGTTAGACAGACTGGAGATGCGCTACCGGGGCTGGTGGACCAAAGCCCTGAAACTACTTCGCGGAACGGAGCAATCAGATTCGAGCAGCCGTTCAAGAGTCCGATTGCCTTCGAGAAAGATGACTCCATCGGAGAGGAACCAGACGGAAAGGAGGGCTTGGAGTGATGCTCAAGCTAAACAAAGACCAGCAGGTTCTGCCGGATGGCGGTCACCACTTTTCTACGCGCGGGATTATGTTTCGAGCAGATAGCTTCGAAGAACTGCTTGAGAAGGTAGCGGACTTTCGCATTGCCAACATGATTCTACCCGGCGACTTGAATGAGGAGATTTTGCAATACTACGCAGAGTGCTTCCCGCAAATGGTGTTATCTGACGGAAAGCCATACAAACCAAAAATAGACGGTACTTACGAGCAGTGGGCTAGGTGGATGGGAATGGCGTGGAGAAGCCCCGTAAAGGCGAATGTAGCCCCCAAGGAGGCCGAGATGCGAACGGACATATGCAAGACGTGTCCTCGAAATAAGCCGATGAACTTCCAGGAATCGCCCGGTCTTAGTTCGTTGAAACAGAGATCCTACATACTGACAAGGGGTTACGGAAATACTGATAAAATAAACTTTTGCGACTTGCACAGAGCCGACATATCTGTCTTGTCTTTCTCCTCAACCCCGGATGCGCTCTCGGAAAAAGAAAGTTCAGCAGAGCCTCAAGCATGTTGTTGGGTTGGTTCTTTGAAGGGGTCATAGGATAGGGGGTTTCCGTATCGGGGTTTCTTGTTTGCCTCGTTAGTTCTTTCCCTCCTGCGCACGTATATCGGTGAAACGCGCGTCCCTTCATTCGTTTTTCGTTAGAACACACAAACCAAAGGAAATATGCACGCCAATGACGCCCAATCCGTAAATCAACTTCTGTTAGGCCGCATGGAGGAGCTATGTATGCACCTCCTCCCAAACGGCAAAGCCAAGGGAAACCACTGGGTAGTTGGCGGCATTGACGGAGAAGCCGGTGCCTCACTTCAAGTCACACTCAACGGTAGTGCAGCGGGTCGCTTCATAGACTTCGCGAACAAGGACTCCAAGGGAGCTACCCCGCTTTGGCTCTGGTCCAAAGTTAGGAACACATCATTCTCCACGGCAATCAAAGAGGCGAGGGATTGGCTTGGTGTTAAGGATGATAATTTCGGTGTAAAGCGTCACAAGCCAAAGACTTACTCTAAACCAGAAAAAGGTGGGGTGCGGGCGCTAGAGACCAACACAGAGGCGATGGATTACCTCGTGCTTGAGCGCAAGATCAACCCCATTGTCGTCGTGAACTCAAAGGTCAGCGAAACCGAGGACGGAAAAGCAATCGTATTCAACTTCGCGGACTACGACGATGAGTCAAAGCGCTGGATCACCGCCCACCGAAAATACCTTCGCCTAGCCCGTCCAGACGGAAAGAAGGATACGTGGACTACAAAGGGAACGAAACGATGCCTCTACGCCAAAAACCTAATTACGGAAAACGACAGCGAACTCGTTATCTGCGAAGGGGAGATTGACGCACTCTCATGGAACTCGTGGGGAATACCCGCCGTCTCCCTTCCGAATGGAGTATCTGACTTTGAGTGGTGCGATGTTGACTGGGAGTGGCTGGCTAGGTTCGAGAAAATCTACGTTTCAACCGACATGGACGAACCCGGTCGCGCCTGCTCACTTGAAATCTGCAAGCGTCTCGGCCTCCACCGCTGCTACATCGTCACGCTCCCAAAGAAAGACGCCAACGAGTGCTTGGTAACGGGAATGACCCGCGAACAGATAGAGGCGTGCCTCAAGTCCGCGAAGGGAATTGAATTAGACGAGATTAAGCGGCCCGAAGACTTTAGGTCAGAGGTGATGGAATATTACAATACGGACCCGTCCCTTCGCGGTGTAGATACACCATGGACGCCCGCGCTTCCTTGGCGTGTACGCAAGGGTGAGCTTACAATCCTTAGCGGATTTTCGGGACACGGTAAAACAGCCGTGCTTAATCAGTTGATGCTTCACCTATTGGCCGCTAACCAGAAGATAATGGACGCCTCGCTTGAGATCAAGCCCGGCATGACACTATACAACATGACCCGATGCGCATTGGGCAAGAAGCATTCTGAAAAAGCCGAGATTGAGGCGTGCATTAGCTGGGTGAATGAATCCATGTTTTTCCTTGACTGCATTGGAACCGTGAACGTTACGCGCCTAATGAGCGCAATGGAATATGCAAGAAAGCGCCACGGCATAGACGTGTTCGTAATTGATTCCCTGTTTAAGTGTGGCCTATCAGGAGAGGACTATGCCGGTGCTCGCGACTTCGTAGATAAACTTACCACCTTTTGCAATAACACTGGATGTCATATCATCCTAGTTGCCCACTCGCGTAAGGTTTCTAGCGGAAACGAGTTCGCTGTCCCAACTAAATCAGACGTAGCTGGTTCGTCCGACATTTGCAACGCGGCATTTAATGTCATTATAGTATGGAGAAATAAACTCAAAAAGAAGAAGATAGATGAAATCATGCATTCAACCACCATGGACCCAGTGTCAAAGACAGAGGAGATGGTTAAGTGGATGGATCAACCGGACGGACAGATAGTCATCGACAAGCAGCGTTTCGGGGAGGGCGAAGAAAGCGCTATACCTGTATTCTTCGACAAGGATAGCTGCCAATTCAGTGCCGTTCAGGGAATGGGCTCTCCGTACTTTATTCACGGAAAGTGAGACAAAAACCAATAAAATTATGCAAAAGATCAATATTTTGCATAAAAATAGGCAATAACCTCGGTTTAATATTGACAATTGGTTTATTCCCAACTCTCTAGTTTGACCAACAAAGTCAATGGCAAAAAAATCAGATAATACGTCATCGGTACAATCATCCGGTAATACCTCCGGCAACGCACCTGAAGTCAGCCTAGAACTAAGTGTAGATAATCGAACCATAACCGACGCGAGCCAAGCGTACGAGGTATGTTCATCGCTTCAGTCCGATTGGCAGAGAGGCATCACGAACGCGGCTAGGATTACCTCTAAGATCAATGGCGAACGACCGTACAATCAAAAGAAGTTAGAGAACGCCGGTAAGGGATGGAAAACAAACATCTCTACCGGCTTTCTCGCATCCGAGTGCAGGCAGGTTGCCCCGCGCCTTTATATGCCGATTAAAACGGCTAAGTACCTTACGTCCGCAGCGCTTCCCGGAGGGTGGGCTGACGGAGACATGAAGACGGGTTTCTATCGCCAGACAATTACAAAGGCTATTCGTTCATGGCCCAAGTGGAACTTCTATGTGCGGGGTCTCGCCCGCGAGGTATCAACATTCGCGTTCTGCTTCAACGCATTTTTCGATAAATATGATTGGCGTCCCACGCTTTTGCGCATGGATAAGGGATTCGTTCCACAAGGGACTGAGGTTATGGACACCGAGCCGTCGCTGTTCATGGCAAAGTATGATTATAAGCCATCGGAGTTACTGGCTCTCCTGAAGAATAACAAGGAGGCTGATCGCGATGAGTGGAAAAATGACGCTGTTGTAGACGCTATTAACGAAGCCACAACGCCCTCGACCGACTCAACCTATTCTCAAGCTAGATCGTACACCGACCTAATTCGTCAGGCCGTATGGAGCAATGCCTACAGCAAGGGATATAAGGTTATCAGTACATGGCATTTGTTTTCGCGTGAGACAACCGGAAAAGTTTCTCATTATGTCATAATGAGCGATCAATCCCCCGGAAGCAATGTATCTAATTCGGGAAAGAATTCTGGTCAAAAAAGACTTTTGTATGAGTCCCTTGACCAGTTCGACTCAATGGAAGATTGCGTAGCAACCATTGTGTATGATTACGGTGACGGAACTATTCACGGCGTGTGGGGAGTTGGCCAGATTCTATACGACATGGCCGTTCAGGTTGAGCGAGTCCGCTGTGACTCGGTTGATAACCTGCGAATGACCAATAAGATGAAGTTGCAGGTAAGTGACGCAAAGAACGTTAATGACGTAAAGCTTAACGTCACGTCCGACACAATGATCGTGTCTGGCGCGCAGTTTGCTGGCAATACAGCCGCAATGCCACAGGACATCCAAGGATACGAACTCTTGGATCAGAAGCTATCTCAAATAGCGCGAGAGAAGATCGGTTCATTTATTCCGCCCATCCCGCTTCAGCCCTCCGATATCAAGGCGGCCCAGATCAATGCAAAAGTAAATGACCAGCAGGAGCTTCGCGAGGACATGCTGGAGACATTCCTGATTCAGTTCGCACCACTCATTCGCACGATTTCAAAACGCCTCACAGACCCGGACTCTCCAGACGATAAGGCCAAGGCCGTGATCAAAGAACTCAAAGAGAAACTTACGGACGAAGAGATTGAGCTTTTACGACAAGATATTCCAAGCCAATCCATAATGGGATTCACTGAGTTCGCAGCTCAGAAACGCGCTGCATTCGCTGCCTCCGTCATAGGCAACCCATTATTCCGTCAATCCGCCCTAGCTCGCATAATGGCAGAGGGATCTGGAGACGAAAGCTTCATTCAATCTATCGTTCTACCCGATGGGGATCAATCGTCCCAGATAGAGGCCCAGCGCTCGCAACTAATCGAGAACGCATCGCTTGCCCTTGGTCAACCAACTCCAATTCTGCAAAACGATAACGACTGGGTTCATATGCAAACCCTTAAGCCAAGTATACTGGAGGTGATTAAGGCGGGAAATGCCCAGATTGCCCAGATTGGATTGCAACATTATGCAGCCCACTGGGGTCAGGGCGTAAACAAGAAAATGATACCGCAGGATCAGATAAACACAGAGAAGGCATTTATTGCCGCCGCCGAAAAGGCGATTGAGGCACTTAATCAGAAACAACAGGTCGCGCAAGCGCAACAGCAAGCTGGCGTCCCCATGATGGACCCGTCGCAAGCGCAACAACAGGAGCAACCCCCTGTTCAATAACAACCTATGAAGATAACCAAAGTCACCGCCCTGAAATGGCGGCAAATGCTCAGCACGCAGGAAGGGGTAGAGGGAATGCTTTATCTACGCGAAAACATCCCATCTATTAACGGAGAGGATGCGACAGCAATTTTATTCTCTGCCGGTATAAACCAAGGATACACAAAGGCGATAGACGCCATTGTTGCGCTATCTGATGCCGTTGATGAAAAGAAAAAATCAGAAGAAGACCTTCTTAACAGGGGACTAGATTAACAAAACAATAGAACAATATGAAAGACCCATTTGAATCAGAAACTATTATTATCGGCAAACCTCCAACCGAGGTTTTATCCAATGGAAATCCTGTAGAAAGCCAGTCTGGCAAGAATCTAGCCGACATCTTCTTAAAGGTTGATGCTGGGTATTCCGTCGCAGATGCAATTGAGCAACAGGGAAATGCACCTGAACCAGATAAAGAACAATCCAGCAATGACGATAAGCTTGAAGCTAAACAAAGCGACTCAAAGCTTGATGCAAAGCTTGCTGAATCGGAAGGCAAGCAGCCTAAACCGCAAGTAAACGACGAGGACGTTTCCCGCGAAAAGCTCCTTGAGGCAACCTCACCAAAAAAGAAGGAAACCAATAGCGCGACCGATAATGTATCCGAGGTTAAGCCGGAACCAGTTGATCCAGAAGCGCCAAGCGATGATGATCTAAAGGTTCTGCCGCACGACAAGCCAAAGACGGCCAAGCGCATCCAAGCCCTCCTAAAGAAAGTTGAGGGGCTGAACATGACATTTACAGAAACGAAACGCCTATCAGATGAGAAGGTTAAGCGTGTGGCGGAACTTGAAGAACAGCTCAAGAACGTGCAGTCTGCCGACCCCGCTACATCGGAAGCGGTAAAAACCCAACTTGACGAACTTCGTATGTTCAAGCGAAAATACGAACTGGATAGTGATCCTGAACTAAAGACAAGGTTTGATTCTCGTGTTGAGTATGCCGAAAAGGGCATCACCGAGATTCTTGCGGCCCGCCAAGCCAGTCCCGCGCTTCTGAAGCTCATTTCCAATGAAGGGGGATGGACTAAGTTCTCGTCATCGACCTCCCCTGTGTCCGTTCGCGGTGCAGACGGAAATAGCACCACGATCACGGCAACCGAGGCAGCTGAGAACATCCTATCCGCTCTCCCTATGGTTGATCGTAAACGCCTAGAGTCCGCAATGATGGAGCAAATCCAGATCGAGCGAGATAAAAAGCGATTCATCGAAGATGAAACCAAGCGCGCAAATGAATTCTTCTCTGAACGCGAGGAGCAGAGTAAGAAACAGACCGAGGTACAGAAGAAGTCTATTGAGGATGCCGGGCGATTGATCGAGGAGTTCAAGACAACCGCTATTGCGCAGCGAGACTGGCTGAAGCAGGAGGATATCCCTGCTAGCGCGACCCAAGACCAGAAATCCGAAATCGAGGACTCAAACGCTTACAAGAAACAGCTCGCCGCCCTCCTCAAGAAGAACCTTGAGGTTAGAGATGTCCCATCAATGCTTGGCGTTGTGGAGGACTCCGTGGCCTACTACGCAGAGCGCAGGAAGACGGCTAGGCTTACAGACGAAGTGTCTAGGCTTAAAAATGAAGTAGAGTCCAGCCGAAAGGCTCTGGATAAGTTTAAGAGCGCATCCAAGACAACCGTTCGCTCTGGGTCTATTTCCGGAGGAAGCTCAGCTAGCTCCGTTCCGAATCGCTCTAAAATCCCAGCCTCACTCACCGAGGCATTTGATGCAATTGAGGCTGGTGAGAAGTTGGGAACTTTCGAGTAACCTAAAATGACAAAACCAGATAACAATTACCTGTCGGTAGCAGATGTAAGCGACAAGCACCTCAAGAATTGCTTTATATGCCCCAAAGAAGAGGGGTTAGACTGCGCGGATTTTGACGACATCCTGAAGTTCTCTCACGCAGAAAACTGCTCAATACAGAACTCTGTAATTTCCGGAATGGGCGTTAATCGAGAGAACGCTATTGATATGAATAGGTTGTGCTCGAACGTATCTGTGGTTGATTGCAAAATCGTTAGCGGGAAGCAGAACGCAATAACCATCAAGGGTGGATGCAAGTCGATCATCATAAAGAATTGCGTAATTGTTCCCGGAGCTGGAAATTGCGACATTGATTTAGGCAATTTCTCCAATCAATCCCAGTCCGCTGTAATCGGAGTTGGGATCATCAATGTAACTCGCTCGGACGGCAATCCCGTACGGGTGAGGGTTATTAATTCAGAAATACCGTATGTATCTGGAGGTAATGTAGTTATAACAAGACCATTCTGGGGTAGGTTTCCAATCTGGAATATCTACTCGTTCATGAGGTCCAAGGGATTTATCTAATGGAAAACACTGAAACGGATAAGTTTAAGTTCTGCGGAGAGCTGTGCGCAGCGGCTAGGCGATTAGGCATAGGGATCAGAGAAGAGGATGGTTCTAAGGCTGGGTACGCGATATCATTCTACGACCCAGCCGGGTCTATTATTTACGGAGAGGCCGGTGCAGACCGCAAGGAGGCCATGTATAATGCATGTTTGGCGTTGTGCAACTACCTGAATCGACTAGATGGAGTTCCTGTCGCAAAATAGGAATCCACAATTATTGATATTTTATAAGAAATGTATTGACTTATATAAATAAGTCTACATTTGTCGGAATCGCGGGGATAGATTCGATCCGATAACCCCGCTTCACGGATCGCGTCGAAGGCGCTGTTAGAGGTTCCGTCGCCGGGAATAGGATGGGGTAAACCCATATATTCACCGATGACTGGTTTGCGCACTTACGCTCAGATAAGTCACCGGATACAAGTAACTTATCTATCATTATACAATGGCCCTTCCTACAGCCTGCGCCGAGGCAGTCGATTACAACGACGGCATCGCATCGCAGAATCCAATCCTTCGCAGTGAAATCATCCGTTTCATTGCTCTAAACGACCCATATGCTAACGTCTTCGACGGCGGCACCACGCTCTCTAATGCTGGTGAAACCATCAAGACTCTCGTTACGGGCCGCGTAGTTACCAACCAAAGCCTCACCCGTCCAGTGTTCGACACGGCTCAAGCGAGCTGCGGCATCTCTGGTGAAGCGGCTGAATTCGGTCAAGTTGAGTTCTCTACCGCTCTTGAAAACATGCGCGGAAAAGGTCCAACTATCTGCGTTAAGCAGGCGCGCAACTCCGTTATCGAGTCGTTTAATATCGCGGGCCAGAATCTCAAGGACGGCATTAAGTCCCTGATGTCTGCCGACAACCGCAATCAGCTTCTGGTTAAGTCCGGCGTAAAAGCCGTTCTCTTCAGCGGCTCAACCTCGCTAGGGACTATCTTGAGCGGTGGTTACAATCAAGTTGCCGTCAACTTCATCGGTGGTCTCCCGACCTCTCCGGTGTCCCATAAGTTCCTTGTGGCTCTGTCTAACTACATGCGTGACAATCTCTCGCCTGAGTTCTTCGGTGACGGCGCGGGCCAGCACTTGGTGTTCATTAGCTCTTCCGAGCAAACCGAAGTGCTTCGCAATGAAGCCGGGATCAAGCAGGAGCTTCTGGCGTTCGTTACCGGCAATGACAAGGGCGTTGGTGATTCGCTTAAAAAGTATGCGTTCATCGACTATCCTTACCGTGGCATCAAGCTGGCCATTGACCAGCAGCCGCTTCGCTTCAATACCGTTGATGGCAGCGGCAATCCCGTTCTTATTGAGCCGCTCACCCGTACCGCTATTAGCGGTGGTTCCGGACAAGGCTATCAGAACGTCACTAGCCAAGCATGGATTGATGCAGATTACGAGGTTGGATTCCTTGTCTCGAAGGGCGCGTTCCGTCGGTTGGTTCCAGAGCGCTATGTTGGTGAGGGCACCTTCAAGTTCGAGCCGCAATTCACGATGGGCGAGCTTCTGTGGAGGAATATCATCGACAATGCTTGCAATCCGTTCGGTGACTTCGGTTATCATATCTACCAGATCGAGCGCGCCATTCAGGCTCGCCGTCCGCATGGTGTGATTCCCGTGCTCTATAAGCGTTGCGCGCAAGACCTCGGTCTTAGCTCCTGCACCGGCGTCTAATAGGGGTACTCTTCGAGCCCTTCCATACGGGAGGGCTCTTTAGAGTCTCTCTGATTATCTACATGGCCGGAATACAACCATCACTTAACGATAGGGAATATGACCTATGGCTACGGATAGCATCAAATATGTATGATGAGGCCATTGCTCGTGGAATCACGGGCCTAACTCCGCCAAGCTTGAATGACCGAGAGTTAGATTTAATAAAAAAGGTTACATACTACACGGCGGCACTAGCAAACGTTCAATAATAAAGCTCCTAAGCGAAAACCAATAATAATATGGCCGGAAACTACCCATCCCTTAACGACTCCAATTTCGACCTTCTCAAAAAGATCACATCCAATACCGCAGAGATCGCGGATGAAGCTGACATTCCTCCGCAACCCGGAAACAGCGGCAAGTTACTGACGACGAACGGCACGAATACGGCGTGGACCACCAACGGCACGCTGACCTCCCTCACCGCCCCTTCCGGAACCAACCTCACCCTCGCAGGCGGCAGCACGGGCGCGAGTTTGGTGCTGGGTCAGGGGGCGAACGGCTTGGCAACGATCACTCCAACTGGAACGGGTGCCCTTGTTGTTAATAGCACAGGATCATTTTCTGAGCTTGATCTTAACGCATCCGGTGTAGCTAACGGCTACTTCTTTTACGATACCGGCACGACAACCGTTGGTATCGGGAGCGTGCTTAATCGCGCCGTAAAGTTTATGGTGAACGCTTCTGAGAAAGCCCGTTTTACTGCGACAAACGGCAACCTCCTAATCGGCGGCACGACCGACATCACAGGCTCTGGCGGGCTGAAGGTGTTCGGCACCACGGCAGCGAGCAGCACGACGAGCGGTGCGCTACAAGTCGCGGGTGGCGTGGGGGTCGCGGGGGCGGTATTCTCTGGCGGCACGATGAACGCGGGCGCTGGCCTATTCGTCCAAGGTCGCACTGTTCCAAGTAGCGGGGCTGGCCTTGAGACTTATTACGCATCAAACATTTCTGGTCTGCTTTCGTATGATCGCACTGGCTCGTCCTACAAAGGGTTGTCGCTTGATGGCTCGACTCAAGATTTCTACATTTCGGGAGCTCGTAAACTCGGCATCGACGCATCGGGTAACACGACCGTTTATAGCACCACCTCCGCCTCCTCCAGCACCGCAGGCGCACTCACCATCGGCAACGGCACGGCGGCGACGAACGTGGCGATTGGCGGGGGGAGTGTTAACGCGGGTGGGACGATCACCGGACAGACACGCGCCGTTCTTGGCCCTAACTCAGCCGCGAACACCGGCGTCGCGGTCACAGACAATCTCGTAATCGGCCAAGAGAACGTCGGGGCAACAATAAGGAAAGCATTGGTGTTTAACTACGGAGGATATGGAGTACCCGGGGCATTTGGAGTGAACTCTAATGGGGATAAAATTGTGCTCTACGGCACAGATAATGCCACGACGACTGCTGATTCTCGGATCGGCGTGG